TTGCTGCCGACGTTATTAAATAGCACCGTCTGACCTACACCAACCTGTGTGGCATCCGGCATGTAAATCGTCAGGCTGGAAGCCGTCGGATTGATGTCCATGATGGACGCAACAACGTCATTGGTCGGTGCCGTTTCAAGCGGCCAAACCAAAACCTGATCAACGGTCAGCGATACGTACCGATACGAGACATCGCTCGGGTAGATATTGGTGCCGCCAAAAGTTTGCGTATAAGTGGTCACGTATTAGTCCTCCCGGCGGTTCACAGACCGATCCATAATCTTCTGGATGTCTTCGCCGTTGATCGCCGCCAAAGCGCGGTCGTAATAAGATTGCCAGAGCTGTACGCGCTCGTCGTCTTTTACAAACGGCGTAGCCTCGACCAACACTCCGTACAAAAGAATGTTCGGCGCGAACTCGGTCAGCCAGTTGGTCTGGTTGGTGTCGTCCAAGAGCGGCGGCAGTTCGTAGTACAGAACCTCAAGCGGATAATCCGCATCCGGAGTCGGCGCGAAGATCCAGTTGCTGTAGTTGTAGTCCGCGTAAAAGATTGGCGTGCCGGTCTCGGTCTCGTTCGGCCAATAAGAACGAAGGTATTCGTAAGACCGCGTAAAAACAGGGCTATGGGTGTTGTAGTTGTCCCCGGTGCCCACGTTCATACTGATGGTATCGCGCCACCGATCCGGCTTCGGATAGACCGCAAGACCCGCCTGAAGCGTCGTATTGACGACCGTCTGGAAGCCTTGAATCTTGAGTTCACGAGCGATCCGCCGTTCGGCCAACGTGATCAGCCGGGGGATCTGGTCGTAGACAATGGGATCAGTCGCGCCACCGCGCTCTAGGTAGCGGCGGACATCTTCTTGCAAGCTGGTAAAGGTCATCTGCGCAGGCATCACATTCTCCCATTACGGCCACTGCGCCTTACTAGTCGAGCAAGACTTTCGCCGGATTGTAGCAAATTACGAAGTAGTTGTTCTCCGCCATTCGGCCTTCCCATCGCCCCTAGAAAAGTGCGGCAGGTCGAACAGTTTCACGCCGTTCCCGCCCCAGCTGTTCCACGGATGCAAGGATTCCCAGAAGTCAGCCAAGGGCTTGATTTGGTCCTTGTCGTAGATCAACTTTCCGCCTTTGAAGAAGTTCAGGTCTACCGCCCGACGGCTCAAGTGCAGGCTGTTCATCGTCCGGCTACGGCCAGTCTTGACGTAGATCTGTTGCTGCTCGGGGGTACGGTAGAGCTCGCCTCCGGTGACCTGAAAGCCCATTTCCGTGGCCTTAGTGATGAGCTTGCAAAGATCTAGCAGGAACGCGGCTTGTTCGGAGACGGCGCTCATTTGTTCTTGATCTCCATCACCTTCTCAACCGTGCGGCCACCAAAGTAAGCCAGCATAACGATCTGGCCCCACTGGCCGAGCAAGGTCACGTAGGACTCGTTGGCGTCCAGACCAAAGGCAGACATAAAGGCAAAAAGGAAGTAGCCAGACAGAATGGCTATCAGCGTCATCGGACGGATGTTTTTGCTGAGCCATGAGTCCGAAGCCATATCGGCTTTCCAGCGGTCGGTTACGGCGGCGGCTTCAGCTTTGAAGGCTTCAATGTCTAGCTTGTTCTCTTCCAACTTGAGCCGCATGAGCTCTTCTTCATGCTGCATTTCAGCAATCTTGAGCTGCGCGATCTGCTCCGGTGGCATATCAGGGGCTAGTTGGATGCCCGTCTTTTGCTCAACCCACTCTTTGCCTTTCGCCATCACGGCGTTAGCCACGAGGCCGAGGCCGTTGGAGAGCAGGGTCTGAATAATTGGCATCATTTGTCGGCCTTCTTATTAAGCAAGTCCCACGCGGACTTCATTTTGTCTTCAAGTACGGCTACACGTAGGTCGAGTTTGCTGAGTACGATAATCAAAGTGATGATCGCAAAAAGAACAGGCCAAGCCTTGATCAGCAACTCGATGACGTCCATTAGCGTTTTTCCCGTTCCTCAAGTAGGCGCAGGCGCACGTTCAGATCGTTGATCTCTTTCTGCAATTCTTCACGCATCTTGCCGCGCTTCTCAGCGGACAACGGACTGTCGGTTGGCACCCCTTCGCTCGTAATCAACGCAGGCATCTTGGACTCAATGCTGATTAAGCGGTTGGAGAAAGACGAGACCTGACCCAGCAGCCAGCCGATGCTGACCACCAAAATCGGGATCACCATTTTCAGGATCTCGGACCAGTTCATTTCTTGTCCACCTTTCCTTCTAGCCGGTCGAAGATCTTCTCAAGCATCTGCTTGATGTCGCGAAGGTCCTCGCGGTAGTCGTCCTTGCTGACGTACGTATGCGGCAAATCCTCACGCAGCTTGGTGAGGTCTTGACGGAGTTCCTTGTCGGCCTCCCATAACATGCGACCGAACCATCCCAGCAACGCCATTGCGCCGCCGTAGACCCAGTTGAGGAATGCCTGATCCATGACTAAGCCTGCGCGACCACTTCAACCCAAGACTGCGTTGCCTCGTCCCAGTTGTACATCTTGCCGTCTTTCGGCTGCGGGATCGGGCGTTCCCACTGACAAGTATTTTCATTAAACACCCAAGTACCTTCTTGCGGCTTGGGCGGGACAAACGCATCACGAGTTGCATCGTAAGTAAATCCGATACCAGCATAATTTTTACGGAAGTTTCCGTTATATGAAGTCTGCTTCCACGTACCGCCAAACAACCGTTCGCAAAACGCTGCGCCGATGTATTCTTTTTCTACGCCGTTTGCGTCTGAGGTGTCTTTGTTATTTACAACAATAACGCGGAGAACCACGTTGTTTGCGTCAAGTTCTGCAAAATGAGCCATGTTTAATCCCTCAAATACAAAGCGGTAAGACCTTCTTCCTGCCCAACGTAACCGACAGGGAACGTATTAAATGCAAGACTAATGCGCTCATCATTCCCTTGGACAGGTTCAACTGAATGAGTAAAACTGGATGGAAAAATCATTAAGTCTCCAGTTTCTACAGGAATCCACCAAGACTGCGAATTGTATAAATTAAAGTTTTTAGCCGGTATATGTATCTGCTTATAAGAATCTGAATAAAAATAGATACGATCACTATCTTTTGCGGCTTTCATATACAACACCCCACTAACAAAACTATTAGGGTGTTCATGTTTATGATGCCACTCGCCCGGTTTGCTGTAATTAAACCATGACTGAGTGATTCTTAATTTCACTTCGTTTTTAGGCGAATATATAGAATCAAAATAATTGTCTACACATGACTGAACATACTCTTTAAGAGTAGACATTGTTTCATGGTTTAGAACATATCTATTTTCACTAGACTTGTTCCCCATGTTTTTAAATAGAGTTTGTGATTTATAACACTCAATTTCCTCGGGCGTAAAATCACGACCAAGTTCAAATTTACCAACTGGAGTTGGGAACAAACTATGCAAAATCATGAGTTAGCCTGTTGATCGTAAGCATCTTGAATATCTTTAAGATGCGCTTCCATTTTTTCTTTCTGTTCAGGAAGTAAAATAGTGTTAATTGAATCTTCAAACTTCTGAATCTTCTCGATTGTCTCAAATACTTCCTCAACAGAAGGACACGGACGCGGATCTTCCCAGCGGGTGAATCCTACTCCGCCAGTAAACTCCCATTTAGCACCGGGACGAAGCAAATGAATTGCAGTATCAATCCCGACTAACTGATAAGCCTTCATGCCAACAAACCTCTTTCACGACCTAAACGGTAATCATCCGCGTAAGTTGATTGAACGTAATCAATAACTTGTTGCGATGGGACTTCAGCCCCGCTATCAGTCCAATTATTAACGGCAAGATTTACTTGCTTTACGTCAAACATACGCGCTACACGCAAAATCTCTGCGGTGTAATTGTTAAAATCTAGTGCCGTTGCATTAGCAAGCCACGCAACTTGAGGATCAAAAAACTTTGGTACTAACGGTTGATATTTTGGGAATGCGTCAAGCATTTGATCATAAGTAAACGCGCTAAACTCAAATCCCGTTATCCCGCAATTAGCGTAAAAATTTTTAGCAATTATTTTGCCTTCTCGTATATATCGTAACAAACTTAAAAATCTGTCTAATGGGTTACGAAAAAACCCATAAATTTTGTATTCATTAAAATTTTCAATTTGCGCTTCATCTGGCTTTGGGTGGATACCCTCAACTTTTGTTGCGCCCCAATCTCTCAATAACATTGAAAACGTAGTTGTGCCAGTTCTAGTCGGCAAAACAAAAGCCAATTTGCGTTGTTCGTCGTAATACATATTAGTTGATCTTAATGATTACGATGCCGGAGCCGCCAGCGTAATATTGCCCACCGCCGCCACCGCCAGTATTAGCGGTGCCGTTGCTTCCGACGTTTCCGTTGCTTGGGCCAGTTCCGCCACCACCAGAACCGCCAGCCCCGCCGCCGCTGGAGTACGAACTACTACCGCCGCCACCGCCAGCATAAGTTACAGAAGAACCAGAAATTGTAGATGCCGTTCCTGCTCCGCCTGCACCGCCAGAAGCAGACCCTGCGTTGCCGCCTACTGCACTACCGCCACCGCCACCGCCACCTGCGGAGTTATTTGGATAACTAGGAGCAACCTCGTTATATCCAAGACCACCATTGTTGCCTTGCGACGGACTTGTGGACGGAGTATTCCCAGACCCAACGGCAGCAACTCTAGTTGCGTTTCCAGCCGCGCCGCCGCCAGAACCGCCACTCTTCCCGTCTGAAAGAGTGCCGTTATCTTTCCAGCCGCCTGCACCACCACCAGCAGAAGTAATAGTGCTAAAGACTGATGAAGTTCCGCTGTTTCCGTAACTACTTGAAGCACCGCCTGCGCCAACAGTTATGGTGTATGTAGTTCCGGCAGTAATGCTAAATCCGGTTCCGGTTCTGAACCCTCCAGCACCGCCGCCACCGCCAGATTGACTTGCACCGCCACTACCACCACCGCCTACAACAAGGTAATCGCAAGTCGTAGCGCCGGTCGGGGCGACAAACGAACCAGAGCCGCCAAAAAATAAAACGTCAGGCGAAGTTTGTGTCCACTTCAAAATAACAATACCGGAACCGCCAGCACCGCCAATACGTGACCCCGGAGGACCAAGACTGGCGCTACCTCCGCCATTCCCAGTATTTGCGGCTCCAGCGGTTCCACCGCCAACGTCGCCACCGGCTGCATAAGTAACCGACGCTCCGCTTATAGAATTAGCGGCACCACTTCCAGCAGTGGCATTCGAACCTGCACTACCAGCACCGCCGCCGCCGCCACCAGTTGAAAAAGGATAACCGCCCGCATTTCCTTGAGATGGCGAAACGCTAGGAGTATTTCCTGCTCCACCCGGCAACGAAGGATCATAACTTCCAAAAACTCCGCCGCCACCAGACCCACCGGCTGCGCCGGGTTGATACGCAACGCCCGACCCCCCAGCCCCACCGCCAGCGGAGGTAATAGTGCTGAATACAGAATTTGAACCGTTAACCCTATCATAACTAGCGCTGCCACCAGCACCAACAGTTATGGTATATGTCGTACCAGCGGTTACAGAAAATGAATTGCTTGTTCGGAATCCACCTGCACCGCCACCGCCGCCAATAAGATAAGGATCTCCATAAGTAGGAGATGGGAAACCTCGCGCAGTTGATCCGCCATTTCCGCCACCAGCGACAACAAGATATTGAACAGATGTTACGCCAGTAGGTGCAGTCCATGATCCAGATGCATTAAAAGTTTGAATGATTGTGTCAGTGCGACCAGCAGCAACAACCGCGCCCAACAATAATTGCATTATCCCAGACATATCAGGTCACGTTCCCTGTCACGATGCAAAGCGAAGGGTTGATGAAGAGAACCGTACACACGCCGCGAGTTGCCAGCGCTGCGCCAGTTCGATTCGTGTTGGTGCCTGCAATAAACGCACTGCTGGTCGAGAGCGTCAAGCTGATCGTATTCGCAGAATCGTTGTAAACCGATACGACGTTACCCGCAGCGAACGTATTGTTCGGCACCGTAATCGTGCCGCTTTGAGTGCTGATGTACTTGCCGTTGTCGGTCGTCGCCAACGAGTACGCCGCCGTCTTCGTGACCTGCGGAATATTGCGAATCAAACCAGATCCATCAAGGATCGTTGTGATCGTGGCGCTGGCACCAGTTAGGGCTTGCGATACGTTCAGAACCGTAATGTTGGCAGAAGAGCTTCCCAGCGTCGTAATCGTCGAGCTGGTCGAGTTCAGCGTCGTAATCGTAGCCGTGGTGGATACGAGGATGTTGATCGACGCATTATTAGCAACGCTGAGGCTTGTTGGGTTGATACCAACCTCAACGACCGCGCTGCTGCTGTTCATGGTGAACAGTCGCTTGTCCGCAGTATTGACCGCGATTTCGGCACCGCCAGCCAGATTAGTCAGTTGGGATGTAGTCGGGATGTTGCCCGAGACATCGTTCTTTTTAACCAGAATAGTCGGCATTAGTAGGTGCCTCCGCTAATAGTTCCCGTGGCGTTGCCCAAGTTGACCAAAACACTTGACCCAATTGAGCCGCCGGTAATGACAACACTGCTTGCATCTTGAGTCGCCATTGTACCCAAGCCAAGCGCCGTTCGCGCCCCCGACTGAGAGGAGGCCCCGGTGCCGCCCGCCGTAATCGCCAGCGTACCAGCCAAAGTAATCGTGCCAGAGGACGTTACCGGCCCGCCAGAAGTCGTAAGACCCGTGCTACCGCCGGACACATCAACCGAGGTTACCGTGCCGCCGGAGCTGGACGAGCTGATTGTAAAGCTCGGATAGGTGCCCGAGATCGACGTTCCGCCGGAGCCAGTCAAAGTAACGGTCTGGTCCGGCGAGCTGTTGGTGATGCTGTAACTGGGGTAGCCGCCGCCAACGGTGATCGCCGTACCAGCCGAAATCGTGACCGTCTGATTCGGGGCCGTATTCGTCAGCGTGAAGCTGGGGTACGTGCCCGAAACGCTTATGGCCGTGCTGCCGGTCAAGGTTACCGTCTGATCCGGGGCGGTGTTCGCGATGCTGATAGAGCCGGTCGCGTTCGTAACCCCGATTCCGGTGCCTGCCGTCAAAGCAGAGAGCGTAAACCCGGCACCGTTACCAATCGGGAGCTGGCCGTTCGACGCCGCCGAGGAAAGCCCCGTGCCGCCGTTCAGGACGGTTACCGGAGTATCCAGCGCAAACGTCGTGGCCGTCAGGCTCAGGCCGTTACCAGCCGTGTACACCTGCGAGACGCTGAACTCGGTAAACGTAATGCCGGTCGTGCCAAAGGTGATCGTGCCAGAGGTCGTGCAAACAAATGCCGCGCCCTTGTTGGCAACGCCGTTCTGCGTAAAGAAGTAGTCGTTGCGGCTGAGCTGATTGACGTTCGGGCCGTACGTGTCGGCATCCGAGGTTCGCGTCAGCACCCAAGGCGTGGCACCGGAGCCAGTGCTCGTAACGTAGTAGATTCCGTTATAAGCAGCGTTAGCAGCGTCCTTAACGAGGATGCGGTTGTTGACCGCTGCGCCCGTGCTGTCAATCGTGAGCGAGG